TCAGGCTTCACAAATGACCCGCCGCCTACTGCCCTACGAACACCAGCTGATTGCTGAGCTGGGCATTAGCGAGCAGGAATATCTGAACTTTGTGCAGGCGCAATTTGATCACACAAAACTGCCCGCTGACAAGCTAAAAGAACCGCAAAACTGGGAAACAGTTGCAATCGTGCTGACGATTGTTGGCGTTCTATTTCAGGTTGGCGCTGCACTACTGGCACCCAAGCCAGAACTGCCTTCGCAACAGGATCAACGTCGTAGACGAGATCAGACGTTCTCCCCGCGTTTTGGTTTCAACAGTTCACAGGAGTTAGCCAAATACGGCGATCCAGTCAATCTAATTTACTGCAATACCGACCAAAACCCTACTGGGGGAGTGCGTGCCAATACATCAATGGTGTGGTCTGCTGTCAGCAGCTTTGGCTCCAGTCAGTTCATGCAGATGGCTGCAGTGATTGGTGCATCAAACATTGATCCAGCCGGCATTGACGTAGCCCGCACGGCCTTCGGTCAAGCAACCCTGCGTCAGTTTGGCGCACAAAAGTATTGGCTGTATTTACGTCAAAACGGAATTCTGCGTTTCAGCGATCAACGTTTCGGTGCTGGCACAGATCCAACTAGCGTCAACGAACCTGCATCAGCTTTTGTTTATCGTGCTGCCTTAACTGGCGCGCAAAAAGCAGAAGGCTTTAGCCAAGCGTTTTCACCGTCCACGATGACGCGGTGCGGCGTTACGGCACCAATTCCGATCAACGTTGTCTATTTGGATCGTGACGAAAGAGGTTCATCCAGCCTGCGGGCTGATTTGGGCATTGAGCTGAACGGACGCGGTGGATACTGGCCTGACAACGTTTTAGATAATTCACGCCCGATTGTTCCGGTTGGAACTGTATTTACGTTGCGGTTCAAGGGTCTTGCCAGCAGCGGTGCTAACGATGTACGTCAAGCCGCTTCAGAACTGCGCCGGACTCTGCTGAGCTACATCGACGCGGCAAGTACCTACAAGCTAGGTAGCGCCAAGTTTCGCGTTAAAGGTCAAATCCAAGATCTGGAATTGGATAACGATGCAACCAGTATTGACCTAGAGTGTATCGAGCCCGGTATTTGCCCAGAAGAAGATTACGGCACGCTGAATTACAAGGCCAACGAGCGCGAAGCAACAGATGAGATTAAACGCCTTAACGCGGAAATCGTAGAGCTGAACAGGATTATTTCGCAGACGCCACCGATTCTCACTGGTTCTGCATCAGCCCGCGCTGGCGAAATCACCAATCGAATCAATCAAATCAATGACCGTATTGATCAGATTGAGGAACTGCGTGACCGCAAATGGACAACAGCAGAAATTGAGGAAATTGCCGGAGACGACGGCAGCAACTACGACTCAATCACGATTCACTTTGCAAATAAGGTAGAAGATGCCCGCGAGCGTCGCCGCGAACTGCAAAGCAAAATTGACGACGAACTAGACAAAGTCCGCGCTGATCGCAACAGAGATCGCATCAGAGATTGGAAGGAAGAAATACGCGGTATCAACCGCCGCCTGAAAAACCTACAGGCAAAATTAGATGAAGCAATTCGTCAATATGGCTTTGCTGATCGCAGAGGACGCAGCCTTCGTGAAGACCGCAAGCGCCTACTGCGTGAACAAAACAACCTCAACAAAGAGCTTGCAGAAATCTACGGTGGCACCAGCAATGTTGACCTAGATGCCACAAATAGCCGCGCTAGCGGCTGGCAAAATCAGATCAACCAAAAGCAAGCCGAAAAGGCGTACTACGAAGCTGTTCTTCGGAACCCGGAGCTGCTGAACGACTTTTTTAACACCAAATGCTTGGTAAAAATTGAGGAAGCAACTTATGAAACAATTACACCCTGCCGTGTTGTTGATTTTGCGCTAAAAGCCCGCGTATTTAAGCGAGTACAAGGGCGGCAAAAGGTCTATGGCGAAGTGACCATGGACAACTACAAGGAGAGCGATAACGGTTACAAACTGCGCTCTATGTTTTTCTGGGTTTGGTATCGCCGCACCGGCAATGACTGGACTCGCGTACCACGCATCTTTGTTGTCCGCCGTGGCGCAGACGTAGACAACTTCATTTCGCTCAAATTTATTGCAAACGACAATACCGGCAACTGGCAATTCAAGTTTGAACCGATTGCCGAAACTGCCGCCGAAATGCGTCAGTACGGCTTCACTGATTTTGCCTACATCGAAAATGCCGGCACTGTCCAAACCATCAGCGGGCCAGCGGGCGGCACGTTTACCTTCACCGGCAAATTACGCAACCGCGATGGACTGGTGGCACCAATTAACCGCAACCCATCTGAACTTGACGAATGGAGCCTGTTCTCCATGCGCTCAGACACGCAGTTGAACTTTAGCTTTGATAACGGTCCAGAGCTTGAAATTAAAGCTGTCACCGAACAATCAACCGAGGCGTTCAGCAATTACCCGCAGCTGTACAACAACCTGACAATGCTGGGATTCAATGTCTACAGCGGTCAAGGCGTCCAGGACCTCCGCTCGATGTCCGTCTTCGTCAACAAGGGCCGCCTCGTCCGCCGCCTCAACGACGACGGCAGCTACAGCTCAACCCCCGACACCCCAACCAGCTACGCCCCCGAAGTCTTCCTAGACACCATCCTTGACACCGTGGATGGCATCGGTCAGTTCGCCAAGATCGAAGGAATCGACCTGTCAGCACTGGCACTGGCCAAGCGTTTCTGCCAACGCAACAACCTGTTTTTTGACGGTGTAATTGCCGAGCCGACTGCTTGGCGGCAATTTTGGGCAGAAGTTGCACCGTACAGCCTGTTGGAACTTGGTCGTATTGGTGGCAAGGAGACCCTTATCCCTGCAGTGCCCTGCGACAACGCCGGCAACATCATCCGCACGGTGCAGATCCGCGCCATGTTTACCGCTGGCAACATCCTTGAGGATTCCTACAAGGAAGAATTTATTGACTACGGCAGCAGCGTTCAGGATCTAATTGCCACAGTGATTTATCGCAACACCGAACGCGACGGCGTGTTCCCGCGTAATGCCAGCGTTGATGTAAGCCTTGTTGGCGTGACTGAGGCAACAGCAATCCGTCAGACGTTCGACCTGTCGCAGTACGTCACCAACAGAAGCCAAGCGATTATGTACGCCAAGTTGCTGTGCCAGCAGCGCCGCAACATCCGCCGCAACATCGAGTTCAAAACCTTCCCAACCGATAGCCCGCTGTCTCCTGGCGCCTACATCTACGTTGATGCCGGCTTGCAGGAATGGCAAGGTATCTACAGCGGACAGGTTGAGGCGGGTGGCACCTTAAACATCCCGCTTGCTGACGCAATCCCCAACGGCAGCTACAGCGTCCTGCTTTATAGGGATGGTCAAAGCGTCATCACCACAACCGTCAACATCAGCTCCAACGTGGCTAGTTCACTTGCCGGTTACGAAGGCTGGCTGTTTGTACTTGGAACACCCGCCAAGGCAAAGCGCACCTTCCGCGTGGTTGAAGTCCAGATGGACGAGGAAGGCGAAGTTAGCGTCCGGGCTGTGGAGCATCCTTGCGATAACTCCGGCCAAAGCCTGATTGTTGATTTTAGCGACGGTTTATTTACCATCCGCTAGCCTGAAACTACGCATAACACAGTCTGATGGGCTTCTATACAGGTCGCTCCGGTTCCTTGGTGGTGGAAGGTAAGCCTGTCGCCAAGATCCGTGATTGGTCGCTTGATACCACGGTTGAATTGATCAGTACCAACACCGTTGATAGCACCAGCAATACGTTTGTCCCTGGCATAAAAAGCGCTACCGGCAGCGCCACGCTGGTGTACTACAGGCTTGAGGCTGGTGAGTCTGCCACCTACAGCCAGTTCACGGCACTGCTGGGCAAGATCCAAAAGGTTGGTGCGGTTGCCGAATCTGACCGCGTGCTGATGGAGCTGAAAGTCGGCACCAATGCCAACGACAATATCCAGTTTTACGCCTACATCACATCCGCGCAGGTTGCGGTGTCAACTGGCGAGCTGACTTCGGTGCCAATTCAATTTACGGTTGACGGCGACTTCATTGCCGGAGGCGTAATCGAATGACGGTATTCCTAGGCGTTCATGGCTCAGTAAAACTGCGTCGCAATACAGGCGTCATTCCGATTGAGGTTGCAGACAGTATTGACCCAGCAGATGTAAACACCAGCCTGAATCGCATCGGTTTTGATACATCACTAGACAATATCCTTACTGGCGATCGCGTAGACATTGCAACCACTGACGCACGCGGCTTGGAGTGTTTTGCCAGCAGCGCATGGGCTTCCGGTGTGGTGGAGCCTTCGATTTCGGCTTACGTCAACGTCAACAACGCAGGCGGTCTGCGCTTTTTTACTACCTTTTCCGATGCGGTCAATAACAACAGAGCTGCTGAGCTGAGCACTTATGCCTTTACTGGCAACCCGCTTGCAATCAGCTACACAATCCGCGACGTTAATTACAACACGCTGGGCAACGTCACTAGCTATCAACTCAATACCGACCGCGAGGCGCTTGACGCCACAACCTTAAGCGATAAATTTCGCAGCCAATTTGCAGCAGGACTAATCAGCGGCGGTGGAACGATTGACTGCCTATTTGATTACACCACTAACGGCGAAAAAGAAACGCCTTTGGTGATGCTGCAGTTGATCCAGCGTCTTGATATTGGCAGCGAGTTTGAGTGTGCGTTTTATCTGACCGATTCTGAAATTACGCCTGAAACGGAAACAATTTTCTACCAAGCAACCGCGATGGTCACGCGGGCTGGCGTCACGGTCAACACGACCGACACGATCCAGTGCGCAATTGATTTTGTAACCACGGGCGAAATTCGTTTGCTGGTGGGACGCCCTGCTGATTACATCCTCAAGGAAGACAACGACCGCATCCAACTGGAGCAGTCTCTCAACTTCCTGCTACAGGAAACGACTGATTAAACTGAGTTTACGGCCGTAGGCACCGGAGGCTTTACCTTGTCCGACCAACGCATTACGCAGTTACCTGCCCTCCCGGCTGCGTCTGCGGCGGCCACCGACGTATTGCCTGTTGCCGACGTATCGGCCAGTCAGACCAAAAA